ATGAAAAATAGAGAAGGCTTTTATTTATATCAAAAAGCAGAATTATTTCTTATTAATATTGAAAGCATAAATACAATATATACGACAAAAAAATTCAATCTTTTTATTACTCCTCAAATCTTCCTATATCATCAATATGAAACTCTGCATTAGGATATTGCTTTTCCAATTCTTTTAAATCTCGCTCACTCTCTTCATTGTCTTGACCGATACTATCTATAAATACTGGTGTCGCCACATTCATATCTACTTTATCAGTAAATATACTGTGGTAACGTCCAAGTAGGTCACGTGCTTTTAAACGATCACTTGGCTTAATTGGTACTTCTACCGTTTCGACATGTTCATTGTATACGAGATTCATACGTCCTGTATCTGGGTTGCGCTCAAATGAGCTTTTCTTAACCACAACTTCCTTAGTTTCAGTTTCATCACCAACAGCTGATTTCGTAAGTAGGTACAACGTTTCTTTTGCTGTTAAAATTGTATCGTCTATAATCTCATCTTTCTTGCTTTGAATATAGTCTTTTACTTTCTCATTGCGCAATAGTCTGCTACCTGTTACGTGTGCACTATTTGAGCTATAACCGGCATTTATAGCACTTTGAGTAACATTAAGTGTCTTAAGATACTCATTCGCAAAACGCTCTTGTTTAGGCGTTAATTTGTCCATTGAATCACTCCTTATTTTCTATAACTTTATTTAGTAAACCATCAAATAATTGTTGGACTCTGGATTGGGTAATTTCTAGTATTTGAGCTATATCATTAAATGTGCGTCCATTACATAGCAACATAAAAATATTGTATTCTCTAAAATCTGCAATACGATCAACCAGGATATCTAGGTCATTCATAAATATATGTTCATCTGCATTAATTGTTTGATATGAATATTCGTCTACATCATCATTTAACGTAAAGAAATCATTAACTGATACATCCTTATAATCATCATCCACATTATTGTGGTAGTTTAATATAAATGTTTTAAGCGTCTCTTTATCACCAACAAACATAATCACACCACCATTGTCTGTTGTGGCTCACTAGCCTTTGTTAAAGGCTTATCATGGCTGACTTTGTATAAATCTATCTGCAAACGTTCAATAAGCTCATGCGTCTTGATACGTCCATGTGATTGCATGTATCTAACCACCTGCTGTTGTTCTTCTTTCGTATAAGTATTGAGCACCTGTTTTAATAAATATAATCGCATTGCTGAATCATCTTTAAAACGTTTCAAATTACCTTTCGTTTCACTAATCCAAATCACTAAATTATCAACGGGATAAGATACAGAAATAACACCCATAATATCATCGCATGTAGTTATTGAGGTACTTAAATGATACATCTCATCTATATGTGACTGTGCCGTTTTGATTTTAGAATTAATGTATTTAGGATTATATTTTGTTAATAACTCATATTCAGATATCTTTGATTGTTGATATGATTCATTAGTATGTTCCTGCATGATAATACCCCCAATAATATAGAATGAGCCTACCCAATTAAGGATAGGCGCTAGTTAGTTTTATTTGTTATAAACGTATTGTTTTTTATATTGAGCTTGTTGTCTTGCACCATCTTTTTTAGCTTTAGCATATTTCAATTGATCATTGTATCTATCTGATAAAGGCTTAATGACCACGTAACCCTCATCATCTTTTGTGATAACTGAACCATTATTTGCCATGCCAATTTGTCTCAACACATTAAACTGGTAAGCTAGATTGTCATGTTCTTCATTGTTCTCAAATGGATATAACACGGCTTGCTTTAATGCTGTTAGAGAGAATGACACTTGACTTTGTTCGCTTTCAGATAAACGTTGGTCAAATGCTTTTTGTAGCAAACTTAATTCGAATACATCTGTTTTTTCTGCGTCTGCCTCTCTAATGTAATCCATAATTTCCGAATTACTATAAAACGATAATCTTGCCTCTAAATTTTGACGTCTAATTAATTCAGATTGTGGTTCTGCGATGTCATCTCTTGTTAATTCCTCTTCGATTTCATCCATACGTGATTCAATACGTTTTAATTTGTCACTAGCAAACTGTTTAAACTCATTTTCAATTTGAGTTACTTTCGGTTTTTGTTGTTCATCAATGATATCCATTCTATAGCCACGTTGGTACATAATAAACGTTTCTTCTAAAAATTGATCTACCTTATCTAATAAATCCTTATATTTTCTATCGTTAAATAATACATCATATGCACTTCCAGTTTTCATTGTCATATATTCATACCTCTTTCTTTTTTAATTTTGTAATTCAATACGTTTTAAAGCCTCGTAACGTTTCATACTGCCATCTGCTAATCGTTTTATACTTAACATTGCCTGTTGCTTTTCTTCATCAGTAGTGATGATGTAATAACCACGTTCATGTTTTTTATAGCTACACCCAATCGGATAACCATAATCATCAATTAGCCTACTAATTGCATTTCTTAACCATCTTTCATTAGACGAGTTATATTCGTAACCCATTAAGTTTAGTATCTTAGTTTTAGTTACATATTTGTCTGTTGAGTTCTGAATGGTATCAAAGATTCTTAAAAATTCGGTTGGTGGTTGAGCTACTTGTTTTGTTACTGTTTTTATCATGTCAAAACCTCTTATATATTAGTGTTTGTTATCCCCTAATTATTGATTACATCTTTCACATGATTCTTTCGCTCTGAACTTTTTCTCCTTACTTCTATTATACTAAATTTACACTCAAAACGCAAACTTATGTTCTCTTTTTAGTTCATTTTAATAATTTCTTATCATTCGATTTAAACGTTTATTTAACAACTATTATAGGTAATTATCACACACTTCCGCAGACACTCTTATAAGAACAAGTGTTCTGTTTCAGGTGTAGTTTTGCCCCTTATGAAATTTTGAATACTTAGCTTTTTTTAGTTTTAATTTTCTTCGCATCTTGTATAAAACTTGGTATTTTCCTTGAATACCTCCCCCTTATCGCACCCTTTTTATTACTTACCTTTCCTAAACCTTTCCTACTATATAAAGAAGCCACACACTATATGTGACCCCTCTTAACCTTACTTACTCCCACTGTAATATGATTCTTTCAATTCACTTAACTTACGCTCTAACACTTTGTATTCCTCTTTTGTAGCGTTCTCGTCTTGCACAAATTCAGTTACCAACTTCAATCCCTCAACTAATTCTGTTGCTGGTTCGTTAATTCCTGTTGCTAACTGGTATAACATTTCCATATTACCTATCACATCAGCATTACTAGACTGAATACCCTCAAGTTCTTCTACGCCAAAATCTTTTTCCATATACTCGAACATATCACTGTTATTTGATTCTGCGAATGTCTGCAGTCCATATAAGAAATACTCATCTTCAAACAGTCTAGACGCCATCATATCGCTAATAGAGATGTGTCTATCATCATCTACGTCATAACCTGCATAATGCCCCTCAATACTTCTTATAAGCCCCTCAGTGTGCTTAGGAGACGCTAATTCAAACGATTGTCTTACTTTACAATCTTGAATATATACATGACCGTATAATTTACCTTTCATCATCACATACACCATATCAAACGGATCGTTATATATTTTGAATCCAAACGGTGTCTTTCTACTACTTTCTAATAAACCTGTATAATACCTTAGCAACGTGCCTGCTCTTGTTTCAAATTGGTTTGCGATTATTTCTATGTTCATGTTAAATACGTGCTCCTTTTATACTTTTATAAATTTTACTATCCCCTAGATTCTTTATACTTCGCTCACTCAAATTAAAATGCCAGTTCAACTGAGTTTTATCTTTAACATCAAAACCAGCTTTTAACATTGCACCTTTAAACTGACCATTAGTTATATAGCTACCTTCGAATGTATTTTCTAACTCTTCATGATATTCTGCTTCAAATACATGTTTCAAACCGTAAGAAGAATGTCTTGTATTAAAAGACTTTATTTTATCTAGCGAATTACAAAATTCCATTAATGCACATTTCTTATCTTCATTTAATTCATCAAAATGTTCTGGTTGATTAACGTCTGTCATTTTTAAATCTCCTTTGATTATATGTGGTAGCTTTTGGCAGCTACTTAGCTACTTTTCCGCTACCTAATTAAAGACTGTCACACCAACGTTTATAGGTAAAAAGGTAGCTGTAGCTAAAATTTTTACACTCCCACATATATTTTTTACATACATTTATTATTAAAATATTTTCTATTTCTTAAAAATAGAGCTACCAGCTACCAATCCAATCAAAATTACTGATATGACAAGGTTTATAAGGGTAGCTGAATGGTAGCTTTTGGTAGCTCATGGCTACCTTTTCTATTTTCTTCTGAATCCTGGTTTCACAAATTTAGAATCACATCTTGTGAATTTGACCGAGTGTTTCCATTCGATATCATAGTGGTTTTCTAATAGTGTGATAAAATCACTTTTTTCTACTGGCTTTCTAATAAAATTACTATTGCACCATACTTTGTAATCTTTGTATGTTTCTGCGCCTGGATTATTTAAGAAGAAATCTACATTTCTATTTTCAAGATATTCACTTAAAGGATTATTGTTATCTGAGAACAACTCAGAGCTTTTATCAGAACGATCATTAGGCGTGATATAAGCACCATCTCGTTGTAGCATGTCAGCCAATGTATCAATAGCTAGCTTTAATACATACTCTTTGGCACTTTCACTGTAAATCTTGTTAGTGCTCTCAGTAACACTCAAACGCTCTTCATCATCTTTAAAACTATAGTTAAAAGGTATAATATGCAATCGCTTATTAATTTGTTCGCCACTTTCTTTGAATTTAGGGTAGTGGTTACTAGCAATAATAAATGGTGTTTGCATACGTACTGATTGACTCGCCTTACCTTTTTGCTCAATCTCTAAATAACCACCAGTAATGGCCGTTTTAATATTTCCAGCATCTTCAATTTCAACATTTGGTAGATCATCAACAATATTGGCCATTTTCCCGTAGATACTAGACCCTGCAAAATGATTATTCGCTAGCCTTTGAGGGCTTACTGATGATATTTGTCCACCACTATCAAATGTGGCTTTCATCATATGTTGCACGGTAGATTTACCATTATCAGCAACTGTTCCCAGTAAATAGATAATTTGGTCAATGAGGATTTTCGGGTACAATACTTGTGCAAACATTTCATATATATTCATGATAGTTTCTTCGTGATTGCACGACACTTTTTGTATAGTGTTATCTACAAATTCATCATAAGCATTAGGATTATATGCAGATGGAAGTTTATCAATCACAAAAATATCTGGCGTAAACGTTTTAAATACTTTAGTACGGTAATGAACCAATCCATTTTTAACTGCTACATGCTCGGTATTCACTTCATTTTTGACGTCACACATATCAACAATATAATTTCTAACTTCTTTAACAGAATTATCTTTTAAGTTATCTAAACTTCTAATAATCTTTCTTAATTTACGACCTGTTTTATCTAATTCATAAATGCCAGTTTCAGAATTGTAAATATAAATGTCTCCATCAGCATCTGGGTATCTAACTATGTGATATTCCTGACAAATAAAGTTGGCCATAATAGTATGATTAAATTTAGGTTTTTTATTTTCGTCACCATTAGGGTAGAACCACCAGGAACCTTTTTGTATTTGTTTGGTTTGATACTCTTTTCTAGATTTAATATATATTTCGTTTTGATTATATATAGACTTATCAAGCTCCAATTGTCCCCATGTAGTGTTACCACGCTTGGAGTCCCATTTATCAGTTAAATTATTATAGTTTAAAAATATGCGTTCCATTTGAGTTTTATTTTTACTAGTATAGAAAGCTAAATAATGCAAAAGACTTTGCACGGCTTCACTAGGACTTCCGAAATAGCCTTCGTAATTACCCTCTAATAAGTCGCTAATTTTATCCTTTTGCTTGGATTTCAACATTAAGTTAATAACTTCGTCGTCAGATAATATTTCACTTTCATCAAAAGTATGAACAGTAGTTTTTTCTAGTGATTTTTCTAGTTTAAAGTAACGATCAACTAAATTATTTAAAATATCCTGGTCATCGCTTATTTCACTTTGGCCAATTGACTCACCTGTGACTGTCATAAATCTAGCGTTATTATATAATTCTATATCCAAGTCAGAACGCTTTTTCTTACGCTCTGAGGGTAATTCTCCTTTAAAGAAACAATGTAAACCTGTACCACTTGGTGACTTCTCACAATATGTGATTTCAGTCATGTATAACGCTAAATCTGAAGTGATTTGTCCCGTTTCATCAATTGCATTATCAATATCAAGTACCATATAATTATCATCATAGCTTAACATAAAACCAATGCCATCATACTGGTCGTTTTTTTCATACAAATTATGAATTGCATCGAATATCGTCCAAGTATCATTATTAGTTGAACTTGCACGATACCCAGCATAACTGTAAGGTACTTTGTTATATTGTTGTCGCTTATTATCCCATTCAGCGCGCCATAATACCCATTGCGGTAATTCAATTAGTTCATCGGGTATTTCTAGCGCATTAACTTCAATTATTTTATCTTTTTCTTTTATGGCCATTGAATTCCTCCATTTAATACAAACAAAAGCACAAAGATGTTATAATAAATATACGCAATTTCTTAATTGCCCTTTTGATTGTTAAATATTTAATTTCTATGCGTTACTTTCGCTTTGGTCGGTGGAGAGTGACGCATTTTCTATGTCTTTTAAAACTGTATCTAGCTCTTTTAGATACATATTTAATAAATCAATGTGTTGTGTGATGTAACAACGGTGTTCATGATAACTGGCACCATGTTTCAATATTTCATCTTTAGTTAACTGGTGCCCTGAATCATACGTAAAATACTCATCATCAAACCAACAAAATGTTGTAACTGCATCATTGATTTTTCTTTTAATAATATCTATATCTTCAATTAAATTTTTAGTTTCCCAATTCATTATTGCTTAACTCCTTTTCTGAACTGAACTACATTATTATTTTTTAATTTTGGTACTGGAACGCCATAATAAATACATACATTTTCTAATTTTTTATATTTCTGTTCCCAATTTTTAAATTCTTCTTTAAAATCTTAGTGAGCGCTATCAAATTCAAATTTAAGATCATCTAATATAATAAGTTCAATAGCTTCAGCTCCTTTAATATCTTTTTCTTCTCTATATGCTTTAGCTTTTTCAATTAAATAACCTATTAGTTCTGAAAGTCTATCTGCTTCTCCTCTTAATTGAGATACTTTCATAGATGTTATTGCCATATCGTCATACGCTTTTAAAATCTCTGTTATCATTTTATACATCCTCCACTTCAACATCTGGATACACTTCATATTCTTCGTCGTATTCATCATGAAACTTATTCATATTAACAAAAATTCGTGCTTCATCTTCAACAGTTAACCCATGTAATACTTCAGCAGGACATTCTACATAACCTAGATGTTTAAGCGCTTCAACTCGACGAATACCATCAATAATATATAGTCCATCTTCTCTCGCACTAACTGTGATATATCCAATCGCAAATCTTTCAAAATTTTCAACAATACCATCTGCACTAGGATTATCTGATGAGCGATAGCTATAATCTACTTTCAAATCATTAATATTTACTGTTTCCATTTTTTTGTTCATTTTTCCGTTCTCCTCTTCAAAATCAAAATTATTTTCAATTTGTTGTAATGCCCACTCGATTAACGCTTGCAAGTGTTCTTCACGATTTACGGTTTCAGTCCATTTAGTGTTGCCATCTTTTATTGTGTGTTTATACTCAGTTGATTTATCTTCAATTGTTTTTTGTAAAGTGTTATAAATTTCACCAATAACTTCTTTTTGTTCTTGTTCCATCTTTTACGCCTCCACGTTTTCATAATTTAATAATGCGATTGTGCTTCCTAATAAATAAATAGCAAGACCTACATGAAACGCTATAAATGAACTAGCTAATAAAGTCATTAAACTGATTAATAATAGTTGTAATGTGAATTTAACCATTTTGAACCTCCATCAATTTCTTAACATTAATCTGCTTGAAATCATTGTTATGATTATCCATGTGAGATGTAATTTTCTCCATGAATTTATCTACATCTGACTTCTTAAAACGATAAGTAGAGCCGACCATGTAATACTTCATACCGTTATTAATTAGTAATTCTTCTATTGTTGGTTTGCTCAAATTAAGATACTCAGATAATTCTTTATAAGTCATGAAAAACTTTTCATGTGCCAATTCATCTACACGTTGATTAATTGCTTGTTCTAGTAATGTACGTGCTTCTTGTTCATCAATGTTGATATTGAACATTAATTTACCCTCCTTTTTGTAATTCTTGAATAACATTAAGATTAAAAATTTTTTCTGGTTTTTCATTTAAACCAGAAGATATTTTTCGAATAGTAACTAAACTAGGATTTGTAGATTGAGCTTCTAATTTATATATAGTAGTTCTACTGATTCCACTCCTTCTACTTAACTCAGTAATTGTGATATTTTTACTTTTTCTAATATCTCTAATACTGTTAACCATGAATAACACCTCCTCGAAATCAATCATACTAAATATTGCTTTATCTGTCAATCATGAGTTACAATTAATTTATAAAATATATATAAGGAGAATATTATGAATGATTTTGGAAAGAAAATCAGAGAACTAAGAGGCAAAGAATCTATAAGGAGTGCATCACGTAATATTGGTATTAGTCATACTTACTTAGATAGTTTAGAAAAAGGTATTGATCCACGAACTGGTAAGGAAAGAAAACCTACTATTGAAGTTATTAAAAAAATATCAAAATATTATAATTATGATTTACTAGAATTGTTAAATATTTCTGGATTACTAACCTCTTTGAGTGATATTGACAACGTTCCTCAAGAAATTCAAAAGACAGTTATAGCGAATATGATTGAAAATACATCATCTAAATTTGAAGAAGAAGTAAGAACTAACTACAAGTACTTATTTAATAGAAAATTAAACTTTGATGAAATTCAATATTTAAAACATACCTTTAATTTTTTAATTGATGAAATTAAAGGTTCAGATAAAAATGGATATTATTCTACTAGATTTATTGTTGAATTCGGACAAATAATACAATCTATCTATCAAAATAAAAACTCCAAAAATATCAAAATGTATAACAATATCTTAAACGACTTCGAAAAATTTTTAAAAAAGTATATAAATATTGATTAGGTGATTAAATGGCAAGTTATGACCAAATAGCTAAAAACAACTGGCGTTATCGTATTTCACTAGGTAAAAATACAGAAACGGGAAAATATGAATATATCTCTAAGACTGGCTTTAAACGTAAATCAGACGCTAAACATCAAGCTGAGATGATAGAACGCCAATTAAGAAATGGTGACTATATCGCCCCTTCTTCCAGCACATTCAAACAAGTAGCTGATGATTGGCTTAAACAGTATGCTAATGATGTAAAAGTAAGTAGTGTCAGAGCACGTGAGAAAGCTATACAACACGCCATAGAGCGTTTTAATACTAAACCAATACAAACTATCAAGAAACATGATTATCAACGCTTTGTGGACGATATGAGCGCACAGTATAGCAAGAATTATGTTGATAGTATTGTCGCATCTACAAATATGATATTTAAGTACGCGAATGATATGAGATTAATAAAAGCTATGCCTAGTGAGGGTATTAAACGACCTAAAAAGAAAGTAAGCGTGGAAGAATTAGAAGATATTGAGATATACAAAAAGTTTCTTGAAAAAGATGAATTATTTCAATTCCTGGAGGTTGCTAAGTATCACCATTCACCACAAAATAGCTTTGAAGTATTTACCACATTGGCATATACAGGCATGAGAGCAGGCGAATTATTAGCGTTAAAATGGTCTGATATAGACTTTGAGAACAACACGATTAGCATTACTAAGACTTATTACAATCCGAATAATAATAAAAAGCATTATCAGATACTTACACCTAAAACTGAAAGCTCTATCGGTAAAATCTCAGTCGATCCCCATGTGATTCAATTACTCAAAGATTATAAGGCAAACGTCCAGGACACATGGAAAAATGAATTATATGTAGATAATAATTTTGTTTTTACTGATGTGAATGGTTATCCTCTTGTGATTAAAAAACTGTCTACATGGATTAAAGCAATTATGAAAAAGACAAATATAACCAATAAACAAATAAGTACACATTCGTTCCGTCATACACATTGTGCGTTACTGATTGAAGCAGGTGTACATATCAAAGAAATACAAGAACGCTTACGCCACAAAGATATAAATACTACAATGAACATCTACGCTAAGATTACCAACTCATATAAAAAAGACGCTTCCCACAAGTTTAGTCAACTCATGGAAAACGTCTCAAAAGAGTTATTTTAA